TTCCTCGACATATATCAATAAATTTCCAGCCGTTGTTTTGCTAATAGTTGAATCGTTTCCTGAATGGGTTATTTGTAAATCGTTATCACTTCCAATTTTTAATATATGACTATCTTGTAATGAAATATCATCAGCCCTAAGTGTTCCAGTTACATCAACTCCCCAACTTTGCGTAGAGAATTTTGAAACGCCGTCGTAATAGAGGTCTACTGAGCCATCAGCAGTTATTTGTACTCCTACTTCACCAGTTTTAGGTTGCAGAGAAATGTTAGCTCCAGATCCTCGACCTCTGAGGAGAAGTGCTCCTGTATAGCTGTCTATATACGAGTGCGTTCCATTGTGGTAGACCTGTAGATCGGCACTAGCTCCGAGTTTTAACCTACTAGAGTCGCTGTTATTTTCAAAGTTACCTGATGAATCCCAACTCCAATTTGAGGCATTACCACTATATACATATAGTCTGTCATTAGAGTTGTAATAAGCAAGACCACCGACAAAAGCGTCATCAGAGTCACCAAACATTAAATAACATTTTGCTTGGTTGTTATTTGTATAGGCTCTTAAAATTGCATCACTACTACTATTATCTTCTTCTGCATATACGCTTAGGTAAGTATCACCTGTTGCAGATTCAACGTGTGCTCCAGAGGAAACTGTGCGTAATTTACGATCATTGTCATAATAGAGTTCTACTGCCGCATTTTCATGGCATTTAATATAACTTTCATTAGCTACTGCATTTGTTAGACGTAGTGTTCCTCCAGTGCCAAGGGTTAAATCACCTGTAGTATTTAATTGGTATGAATTGCTTCCATTGTGGTAGATCTGTAGATCTGATCCAGCTCCAGCAGTAAACTTACCAGAATCATTAGGTATAGATACGTTACCTGTTGATGTTATATTTAGCCTTTCTGTAGCACCAGTACTAAACGCTAAAGAGTCATCAGCGTGATCGTATTTAATACTTCCTCGACTAACCCCATAAGGGTTATCTCCATCACCAAAGTTAATTAAGCCAGCTTTTGTTGTATGTGCAAGGATGGTAATACCTTGATTTGCATTTACACCCTCATCACCAACAATTAACTCGTCTGCATCATTAGAGGCATAAGCAGTGGCACGTCTTATAATTATTCCACTTGTAACATTTAAGTGTCCTGTAAGAGTAGCTCCACTTGAAGATGTCTGTATTTTCTTTGAGTTATCAAAATAGAGTTCTACAGCACCATTTGTCTTACCAACTAACGCATTTTCATTAGACCCACCATTAACTTGTAGATATACATTTCCTGTACTTCTATTAAATAAATTCCCAGTACTATTTATCGAGTATGTGTTGGAGCCGTCGTGATAAATCTGTAGATCCGATCCACTACCAACTTTTAACTTAACATTATCGTTATATAGGTTATCTCCAGTAAATGTATTACCAGTAGTTGATGCAAAACTACCACTAGCTGTTACACCACCTTGCCATGAGCTTCCGTTATAAACCTTTAGTTCATTAGCAGACGTATTAAAGAATAAGTCTCCAGTATCTAAATCAGATGTAGGGTTATTAGCTCCAAAGCTATAACGTTCTCCAAATGCATTAACCCCTGAAAGGTTTGAAGCTACTTGGTTAACATTACTGATTGAACCTGCAACTGTATTAACGTTCGATATTGATCCAGCAGTTGTATTGATGTTGGAAGCATTACTTACCGCCGAGTTGATATTAGAAGCATTGCTAACAGCAGAGTTAATATTAGAAGCATTTCCAGCTACGGATGTAATGTTGGAATTGTTACCTGCAACAGCGTTTATATTCGTTGCGTTTCCAGCTACAGAATTAACATTGCTAATAGATCCAGCTACGGTATTAACATTAGAAATACTGCCAGCAACCGTAGTTACTTCAGTAGCTTTTGGTACTAAACGATGGAATGTATAAGTATTTAATGTCGTAGTTGTTTCTACGATCATTCCAAAGGTGGAAGCATATGTTGTGCTATTAGCTAAACCAGTAATGGTGACGGTTGAGTTTCCGACAGTACCATTAGTAATCGTTGCCACTCCAGATCCATTTGAGACGAGGTTAGAGCTGAGAGCTTTAATAGAGACCAGAGTTCCAGTCCCATTATTAACATCAGGATTAGCGTTAGGAAAAGATGTTTCATTTGCTATAGGTACGAACCCACCAACGTCGTCTACTAGATCAATTATCCTTGCATCAATCGCAGAAGTAGTTGCAACTTTATCGTCAGCAGCACTCCAAGTTTCACCAGACTGAATTTCTCCTACAGTGTCTTTACCATAAAAAATCTCACCTGCTCTCTTTGCAGAGTAAGTTTTGTTATCACTTGTCGATGTACCAGAGGTAACAACTGCTGTACCACTCATGTCATTGATGACTGGAGAAGTAAGAGTTTTATTAGTTAGTGTTTCTGATCCTGTTAGCGTGGCAGCACCTAAAGCACTGATATCACTCAGTGTTTGATCGGCTGTAGCACCTGCTTCAATAGCATTTAGTTTACTATGATCAGCATCTGTAAAGACGTTTGAATCACTTGCTGCCTCTACAGCAGCTCTTATCTCTGCATCCGTTTGGTCTGTTGTTGCACCAGCTTCAATTGCGTTTAACTTGCTATGGTCAGCATCTGTAAAGACATTACTATCAGATGCAGCTTCTACTGCTGCTCTGATTTCAGTATTACTTTGATCTGCTGTAGCGTTAGATTCAATACTATCTAACTTTGTACCATCTGCTGCTACGTCTCTACCGTCTACAGTTCCTGAAACAGAAATATTTCCAGTAACAGTTGCAGCTCCAGAAGCAAGAGTACCACTGGTGGATACAGCTTGTGATCCGAAGTTAGGATTTACCTTTGTACCAGCTATAGCAGCCGAGGCATTAATGTCAGTATTGACTATTGTGCCATCGTCTATCTTTGCACTTGTAACTGCTGAGTCTCTTATGTCCGAAGTAGTTACGATTTGATTCTGTTCTTGTGACGCTAACCTTGTTAAATCATGGATAGCGTTTAAGTCAGCAGCTCTAATAGATGAACCAGCTACGAATGTCGCTCCGGCTGTATCTAAATCTGTCTCTCTATATATGTGGACGTTTCCTGTACCACTTGCGGCGGCAGCTCCTAAGGTAACAGTAGTACTTACTACTTTGTATTGACCTGAACTTGGGGAAGCGTTGGTTGTATAAGTTAGTGCAGCTCCATCAACTTTTACTTTGATGTCACTGGCTTTTATATATTCAATTGAAAACGAGTAGGAGGTGGACCCACCGTTTTTAAATTCTTCAGTTGTCGCCATGAATTAACCACCGTTTTTTATTTTGGAATGTCTAAAATTTTGTCTATTGTTCTTTTGTTGGCTTCTCTGTTCTGTAGTTTTTGATTTCTTTCTTCTATCAATAACTTTTGAACATCATTCTCTTTCTTGATTTTTGCCCAAGCACGTTTCTTTGCTTTATCAAATACTCTTGAAATCTTTTTATAGTGAGGAAATGATCTAGGTTCAGTAGAATTATTACCAGAACTTCTTTCATAATTCATCTCAGCTAAAGACGTTTGCATCGCTGGGTCATTAGCCATTTCGTTCAATGTTCTCTCAAGGTTTTGCTCACCTATTGCTTTTTGGAACATTGATCTAACTCTTGGACTATCACTTAAATCAGTACCATCAGGTGCGGAAAATGTAGATGTTCTAAGATCGTAACCACTATTAAATAAGAGTTCTCTACCCGGTGAATAATCCAAGTTGAAACTAACTGGAGACACCGCATTAAACATACGAGTCACAAAGTTATGATCTTTTATAGGTTTCCCCGTTAGGATGTCGTATTTAATAGGTAAGGGGTCAAACGCTACATTCTCTGAAATTAAGTTTCTATTTCGTATAGAATCTCCAATACCCGAACCTAACTCACGTGTATAAGGAGTAAGTACCTTACCAATTTCATTTCTTAAACTTGATAAAGGTAAAGTGTTATTCATTAGAGAAGCAATAATTCTGTTTTGTTGTCCGGGTTGTCCAGAGAACAAATCAACAAATGATTGAAGTCCAGCTAAATAAGACTTACTGGTAATAGTTCCAGCCATAGCCATACTTAACTTTGCAAATTGATCTTCAGCCCACTCTTCACCCATAAGCTCCATGTGATCGCCTATATCTCCAACTAATGCAAGTACTTGGTTATATGGTTCAAAAGCGTCATAACCTACCCAGACATCACCAATCTTGATTGTTCTTGGTTTCCATCCAGCATCTAACCATGCTTGTCTTTTCTGTCTATCAGTAGGACCATTGCCATGTAAGCCTCCATTTAAGAAAGCTTGACCAGCCATAAAAATAGCTGAACTACCCATAGCTAATCGGCCAGCTTGTACTGCCTTAGCGTTCATTAAGTCTTGAGTAGTTTCTATCCCGTAACCTTTTAATGCTGATAGATCGCTACCTGGTTTTGCAAATGCAATATCATTCCACTCTTTAACTAGGAAGTTAAATCCAGGAGTATGCTTAGCAGTTAATGCAAGACCATTAATACCAGTTCTTGCAAAAAGGAAGAAAGGTCTAGCCCAAGGAGTTGTGTCAAAAGCATCTCCTAACTTTTTAGTAAAGCCAGTTAAGTCTTGAGTAAGCGTTGCTTCTTTTTTACTAAACGCCGCCGCCGCATCAGTTATGTTTCCATCTGCATCAAAAATCTGAGAATTAAAATCGTCCTCCATTCTTTTAAAGAATTGAGCATCTAAGTTAACGAAGTTTCCATCAGGTAGTTCTTCAGCAGCTCTTAAAAATGCTTTCTCTCTTGCTCTAGCTCTACCAATGATTAGCCCAAAAGCATCATCAGTAGCAGCCATTAACTTGGTTGAATAAGTAAGGAATCTATTATCATTTGCACCTCTGACTAAATTAGCCATACGGTATGTAAGCTTATCCATCTTATTACCTCTAGTCTCAGCCCAGTGACCATACATTTGCCATTGGTCATCAGCCTTACTTCTTTCAACATACCTAGTCTTTAGGGTAGATATATCACCAGCCCAATAAGAATTAAGCCTACGTTTAAATAATTCAAACGATTCTGGTACTGCTTCACGCATAGCATTCAATGAAGCTAACGCAGCTCTGGATGTAGCCCAGTCACCACGCATAGCACCCCCTATTGCCATAGACATAGGTCTGGTAAAGGTTGCACTAGAGGTACCCATGATTGCTCTTACAGCAGTCTTAGGTCCAGATAAGACACTATGAGTAAACATAGTCCCCATCTCCCTGATTAAGGCACCAGTCTGTTTCTCTCCACCTTTAAAGGTTCCACCTTTTAATTTCTGACGCATGAATGCATCGAAGTCGTCGAGTGTATGGACATCTTTAGCCATAGATATTCCTTCAAATATGGCTTTGAATAAATCATCACCACCATCTTCCGGAGCCATCTCTAAAGCCATACGAAATGCGTCAATACTTTGACCTACATCTGCATCTACTTCTGCATCTAACTTTACTCTAGGTAACCGTTGCTGTTGGTCTCTACCCATCTGAGACCACTCAGCCTTCATCTGTTTTCTTATTCTTAAACCAGCGATGAATTTCTCTACTAATTGCTGAGCTGGTCCATCTACATCTCTGATATCTACTACGTCTTGTAATTCTCTTCCGGCTATACTCTGTGCTCTTATATCACTTAGTAGCGAACCATTAATTAAATCAACAGTTTCAGCAAACTCAGGTCTTACGAAGTCATAGTTAACTTCAGCTCCAGTTAAATCCTCACCTTCTGCTCTAAATCTATTCTTTTGTATATCAGCCCAGAATTCTTGAGGTGTTAAATCAGAAGTAGCTCTACCTTCATATATTCTTTGTGATAGCTCTACATCTAGTTCTACTAATTCTTCTAAGCTTTTACCCTGACGTTTCGCGGTTTCTTCAAGCTGAGAAATCTTGTTCTGACTATATGCTTTCTTAAGTACTTGTTTAACTGTTTTCCTAGCTTCTTTAGAGCTACGTGCAATGTTATCTACTTCTACGTTAGATAAGAAAGACCCAGAACTACCGTCTTGAGAACCCCAATCATTTTTTATTTTATTGAGGTTTTTTCTAATTGTTTGTGCAGTCTCATTTGACGTAGAAGTCCCCTGCCACGGATCAGAAATCTTGTTGTTTTTAAAAGCACCGTATTCTTTAGTCTTTAACTGTTCTTTTGCTTTTTGAACTTGCTGTGTTTTAACACTTTTGTTTCTGTTCTTCCACTGCTCTTCAGCAGCAGAGATAACTTTCTTACCTTTATATTCGGCGGCGGCTCCAGTTGATTTAACAAAGTTCTTAAGATTGTCGCCCGCTACGGAGTCAAGTCCAAACTTAACACCTTCATAGACACCATCAAATACAAGACCAATACCCATACCTTCGACGACATTCTTAAGTGTCATCATCATGGGATGGTCCCCTTCTTTAGTAGCTAATGGGGTATCTAATAGAGGTATTTTATCTTTCAACATCCCTTGAATATTATGGTCCTGAGATGTTTTAGATACAAGGTCAAATCTGGCACCCATTAAAGCACTAGATTTTAAGCTTTTTGCTATTGCTGCTGTCTTAGATATTTTTGTTGCTGCGGATACTCCCGCTAATGTCTTACCTGCTTTGAGTGTTGCACCTGCAGCTCCACCAAATCCTCCAGTGGCTGCCAAGGTGGTACCTACATGAGTAACACCTCTAACTAATCCGCCCCACCAAGTCTTTGTCTCGATAGGTTTTTCATCATTAACAAAGAAGTCATCCCACTCTGTTTGATAACCTTCATCTGTTTTAGCCTCTTCTCCCATCTCTCCAGTAAAGAAGTCAATGACTCTCTCTGGAAGGGTAATTAATGAGGAAGCTGTATCCTGTAAACCACCAGCGACGCCAACAGCAGTGTCTTTAACGTAATCACCAAGATCAGGTTTTTCTTGTTGATTAGCATCCACTTCTGCTTGGGCATCTTCTGTTTCCTTTTGTGCTCTAATTTCTGCTCTAGTTTTTTCTGCTGCTTCAGAGTCTGCAACTGCCTTAGCAGCCTCCTCCTCAGACATACCCTCTGAGAGTCCTATCTCAAGGGATGGTTCAAATTCGTTCATTGTTTACCGTGGTAAATATGCCCCTTCGAGAGCATTTAAACCGCAGTTAAATGTCGTCTCTTATAAGAGCTTTTCTGTTATAGATGGATGTTTGTTCACCATTAGATTCAGACAAGATTCTTGCTCTTGTAATCCTTGATGGTGTTGGCTGGAAAAATATAAGCCTAGAAATATTTGGATCTAATTCTTTAGGTTTCTCTGGTTTGTAGTCTTCTTGTAAATACTTTAGTTGTGATTGAGCTAAGTCAAATGGACTAATACCAATTCGTCTTGCGACATCTTTAATGTATTGAGGTAAGTCTTGTGTCCGTTTAAGAGGAGTAGCAGACCACTCAAGTAATTCTTGATCAATCTGTTTACTTGTAGTAATTCTATTCTTTTTCCACTTCCCGCCACCAGCTTGACCCATAGCAATTCGAACGTTACGTTCATACGTTTCATCTCCGTTGTCCTCGTAGTCAGATTTCATCATCTGTCTAACAGCACTTGAGTTATTCACAGCAGCTTCAACCGCAGCCATACCAGCTTTATATGCTTTTTCTGGAGTAGATACTATAGTCCCATTCTCCATGTAGGCATCTTCATAAGCTGAGTTAAATACTTCAGTTAAATTATGGTTTAGGTTAATCCACTCAACTGATTTAATATCATTCTCCCCAAACTGGTCTTCTGTTCCTTCATTGGTATATGACTTAATTAAAGTAGTTGCCTTTTTAAATAAAGGAGATCCAGAAGTTAATGCACCTTCATTGATAAGTTTATCTTTAAACTCATTATAGACAGTTGTACTAACATTCTCTAAATCATAAGGGTACACTCCTCCTTGATACCTTAATGCTTGTTTTAGCTTATCTCTAGCAATATCATCATCTAAATGACCAGCTAATGCACCTTGTATTTCACTAGGAACATAACCATCATATTTCTGACGATAGATGTCCATCATCTGCATCTTTTGCTGATTACTTAAATCCTCTTGAGATTTAATAACTTGTAGATCAGCAGCTATATCAGCTTTTTTTTGTTCTGCCTTTGCTCTGTTTCCTGCTTCAGCAGCTTTAGCTAATTCATCTGGTAAATCATCCCATTCTTTCCACGAAGTCATTGACTTCATAGATCCATCTCTAGCCTGTTCTTCGTGAAAAAGAATAGACATAGCTTCTGGATAAGTGATCTTATTAGCTTTAACTTGCTCTATTAAAATCTCTTTAAAACGAATACGACCAGTTGCGATTGATGTACCTGTCCTAGCTGCGTACCTAGCTGCAAACTTATGTGCATTGTCATAACCATCAGCAGGGTTAGCGGTAGCAAATCCAAATTCAACAGCTCTTCTATCTGATTCAGCAAGTTGTAATTGGTAAGCATTCTCTCTAATTGCACCTTGTTTCCTTCTACGTTCAGTGTCGTATTTATCTATTTCTGGTTTAACGACGCTTGCAACTAAAGCTTCATTAAGTCCAGCAAATTGCCTAGCATAATTAAATTTAATCTTCTCGTCTAAGGCTGCTTGCTCTGCTGGATTAAGATTGTCACCATGACGTTTCTTTACTCCATCAATATCAATAAATTCTGTTTCATAAGCCTTATAAACATACTCGTTATAACCTTTAGCTTTCTCTCTTGCATAGGCTTCGGCTAGTGCATACTGCTCCCAGCCAGACATATTCCGAAACTCTTGAGCTGTGATACTGTCTCCAGTTTCAGCTTCGTACTTATGAGCAAACTCTTCAGTTTTTAAATTGTCTTCAAAAAGTAGTTCACGATTCTCTGAAAAGTGTGCTTCTAATTCAGGAGCCACACCTTTAGTTAAAACGTTAAATGCTATTTCAGCCTTTCTGTCTTCAATAAACTTTTCTCTTCTATCTTTAAGTATTGTTGTAAGGCTATCAGAAAGGTTCTCTATACCACTCCACATCCTTTCAGTGTTTCGTAGCTTAGCTTCTTCGTTACGTGTTACCTGACTTAAGTATCTATCTTCTGAAGCTTGTAGTTTACGAGTTTGCTCTGCCTGTTCTGGAACAATATCTACTATTGTTTCTGGATCATACTGTCCAGGTTCGATGTTGTATTTAGGTATTACCATTATAAGCCTCCTGTGAAACTAGCTCCTGAAAAAGGATTTACGCTTCCAGATATAGTTGGATTACTGTTAGGTATAAAGTTATAACTACCTACTGTTTGACTAGGATTAAACTGTGAAAGTCCTCCGTAGTTAAATGCACCCGGATCGTAACCACCTATATCAATAACAGGGTCCATGTTAAATAAGCTTGGAGAACTAGGTTGAGTAGTGTTAGTAGTGTTTTTATAGTCTGTCTTTGGTTTATCCATCGAGCCATATGTTGATAGCCCGGCTTGAGCACCACCTAATATTGCAGCCAACAGTGCGTTCTGCTTGACTGGTCGTGGAGGTGCAACGTCAGGTATTGGTTGTAGAGCAACCTTACCAAATGATTGATTTAAACCTGCCTTTAACCTTCTCCTTACATCTTCATTAGCTTCTTTAGCATCATACTGAGCCATGACTAATCCCCTTGTTCTCATCGCTTGAGTCATACCAAAGGCGCCTTTATTCATTACTAATTGTCTACCTACACTCTTACCTCTAATACCACGCCCAGCCGCAGATACTTCTACAGTACCTTCACTAGACAACATCTTTTTCCAGTCTTCTTGGTTCTCCAAGATGGCTAAAGCTTGTGCATTGTTTAATGATATTTGTGTTTTTGTATAAGCTCTTTGTGCAGCAATATTAGCTAGGTCTACTTCTTGATCAAATTGTACTAATTTTGTTTGGTAGAGGGATCTATCTCCCATCCACTTTCTTTCTCTTACTTTTAGTTGATGTTGATAATTTCTACTTGCTGCTTTATTAGCGGCTTGAGCTTGCATGCCGGAACTGACTGCTCCTAACGCTGCTGAGCCCGCTACGACTGGATCGCACACGGCAAAATTCTATAAAGGATAAATTGTTGGGTCCATGTATAAGTCTTCTTAAAAACTTAAACCCTAAGAATCGGAGTAATTTCAAATGAGCTTTGTTGCGTTCATCAACAATGTTCCATAGCAACTCTTCATCTCTACTTTCTATAAATCGTTTCGCTTCTCTAGCGAACGTAATTGGATAATCATGAATGGCGGGTGTGCATAACATCCATATTTGTCCGTTTTC